TATCGTCAGCCTTAATGAATTAAAATCAATTTACGCTAACTCCCACGCCCCCAAACCATAAAGCCCTAAACTTAAATAGAATGACAAGAGAAAAATTTATAAAAAAGTGGCTTGGTAATAAAGACTATCAATACACAGAACAAAACCGAGATTTAATGCGAGATGATTTAGACAAAGTGATAAACCAAGCATTGCGCCAACCGCTTGTTATAAGTTCGTTTTGCCATCACAACGGAACATATACAACGGTAACAGATTTAAACGGGAATGAAGTATGTTGTAAGTGTAAAAAGCCTTTGGCAAACTGACTTATAACTCGCATATTTGTCTAACCCCCAACCCCTAACCTTTAATTTATGGACTCACGAATTGAACACATTTTTAGAGAAGCAATGCAAGGAGATACATCTTTTCAAGAAAAAGACAGCGGTCTAAGTTTGCTTTTCGGAACACACAAATACTCTAAACAAGAAATGAGGGAAACTTGGGATAGAGGAATAAAACACGGAATTGAAATTGGTTTACAAAAAGCAAGTTTAGAAGGTCAAAGGATTGAACTTAATCATAATACTCCAGACGGAAAACATAAGGAGTTTCTTGAAAAGTTTTATCAGTTGGCTGCTGAATATAAATGTGCAGTTCAATATCACCCAGAAGTTGGGATGGTTGTTGTCGCTCGTTAATGGCACCTAACGGTTGAGTGTAAAAAATCGTTTTAATGTTTTTTACACTTTGTTATATTTAGGTTTTTAAAATTTATACAAATGATAGAAATAGAAAAAGGACAACTAACTTGGATACCAAAAACGGTGATATTTGAAGGTAAAGAATACCCAGCACCGCTTGATTTATTACCAATACTCACATATAGAACTATACTTGAGTTTTTGGTGGAACGAAAAGATAATAGAAATAATAATAAATTTTAAAAACTTGAATATAACTCGCATATTTGTCTAACCCCAAACCCCTAACCCATGAAACCAGACCCCAAACTGATTGACTCTATGGCGATGAGATATAGGCACGATTTTGGTTTATTAGACCAAGCTCAAAAAGACTCCATTAGAGTAACTATGACTCAACTTTGGGAAGAAGTTGTGGGTCTTGGTTTTTACAAAGCCGAAAAAAACCCCCCAACCCCTAAACTTAAATCAACCATGAAACATGTAGTAAAAACTTATTTAGACGATGGTAGGATATTCAAATATGAAGTTGATTCTGCTGAAAAAGTTCGTGAACATGCATCTGCAATTGTCAAGGACGGATACAGACACAATGATGGGGAAGTATTTGAACACTACCCACCGCATAGAATTTTGAAGGTAAAAAGTGAAAACATACCAACCAATTATCCTGATATAGTAGAAGGCACTTAATATGTTAATTCTCCCAATATAAACAACAAAACCATGAAAAAGAAATTCTATAGATTGACATGGGGTGGTGGTATGGCTCAAATTTGTTGCGGCAAAGTAGAAACGCACACCATCCTATTTGAACTCCTTGAACAAGGCCAATCCGTGAAAGTTGTGCAAATTGAAAAAAACATCATAAACTCCAAACCGTAAACCAAAAGTGATGGCAAAAACTAAATCAAAGGACGATAATAGCACTATTTGTTTTGAAACATTTAAGAAGATTGGGGCTTATGAACAATCCATTTTGGAAAAAAAAGACGCAACCTGTTTTAACGGAGAGGTAAACATTCACAAGTACAAGGTTACCGTTGAGCCAATAGAAGAACCAAAAGAAGTACTTGCCGAAAGGTTACAAAAACTATGGGATGAGTGCGATAATTACCATCATTGGACTCCATTAGAAGAAGCGGCCAAGGAAATTGGATATGAATTAAAAGGTTCGTCTGGTAGTCTTCGTAAAAAAAAATATCAATAATCTCTAAAATTTAAATCAATAAACTAATGAACTTTGAATCTCTTATTGAACTTGCTCTTTCAGTTGGTCGTGTAGTACTGACTTTGATTTTTATTATCTGCATCTTAACACTCATTTTTACGCAATGAAACCAACATTCCTCCTTATCAGCGCACTGCTATTGACTATTTTTTCTTGCGCTTGCCGTGAAGTAAACATCCCCAGAAAGGATACTGAATTTGTGGTAATAGAAGACGCTGGGCCATTACTTATAATAGAAGTAGATAGTTGTGAGTACCTATTTGGCAATTGGGCTTACGCAACAGTATTAACCCACAAAGGGAATTGCAAATTCTGTTTAGAGCGCAACAAGAAATAATTAACCTCAAATTCTTTAACTTTAACCTATAAATTATGTGGCAAAAATGTCCAATTTGCAAGGGTACTGGCGGTACGCCTGGTGCCTTTTCTAGCTCTTGTCCAACCTGTAATGGAGCAAGAATTATTTCAGAAATAACAGGCTTACCTCCTAAACATATTGAGCAGGAAAAAATAAAATGTACCGGCAATGATGGAAATGGATGCTTTTTAAATTCTTGTGGTCATAACTGCGGATGCTTAGGCATACAGTCCAAACCCTAAAACCTATGATAAAGATTAAAGTTGAAGTAGAGTTTGAAATTGATAATGAAATATGGGGAGCAGAATCCAAAGATATTTCGGAGAAGAAATGGTTTTGGGATACAGTTATCCCAACATCTTTCATAATTCTACATAGCAATGAGTGCGGAGATACCATAAGCCAAACCTCCAAATTCGTCATTAAAGAAATAAACAAAGCCCCGGACCATCAAACTAATTGAAGCTGTAAAAGAAAAAGAAATGAACACACCAGTAAGTTTTGAATTAGCCAAGTTGCTAAAAGAAAAAGAATTTGATGAAAATTGTTCTGATTACTATACTCAAACAGGCAATCTTAATTCTGATGGTTGGGGTGATATTATTTATGAACAAGGATTTGGTTCAGGAGAACCTGATAGAATGTTAAGATTTAATTACTCTGACTTTAATAAAAATCAAAAAGAAACTTGTTTTTTATGTCCAACCATTGCTGAAGTAGTAATGTGGTTGTATGAGAAACATGAATATTGGTGCTATGTCTATACAAATGGTAAGATATGGCATCCGTGTATTCAACATAAGTTTGGAGATATGGCAGTTTTATCAGGAAAAATTGGGGAATCTAACTCACCAACAGAAGCATACGAAGCTGCTATTGAATACACTTTAAATAACTTAATCTAATGTTAGAAAAAGAATTTGTACCCTACGAACCATCTTTAGCACTCAAAGAACTTGGGTTTGATGAACCTTGTTTTGGAACATATTTAAGTTCCTTTCAAAGTAATTGGAAGGTATATGAATTGATACTTGAAATGGGTATGAATGAGGAGTTTGAAGATAATAGAAATGTCTACCTTTTAGAAGGGGCTTGTTCTGCACCAACATTCTCACAAGCAATAAATTTTTTGTATATTTATAGTAATAAACAAATAGACATTGAATTAAAGGCAAGTGATAATTATGAAGAAAGAGTTAGAAAAATTAATCAAGGATGTAAAGATTTGCGGAATCTATAAAATAACAAGTCCAACTGATAGGGTTTACATAGGTCAATCTAATGATTTAATTAGAAGAAAGAAAGATTATGAAAAGTATATTAAAAATTCTAATAGACAAGTAAAACTTTTAGCTTCTATAAATAAATACACTTGGGAAAAACATTTCTTTGAAATAATTGAAGAATGTGTTTTTAATGATTTAAATATTAGAGAACGCTTTTGGCAGGAACATTATAATTCTGTTGAAAAAGGACTTAACTGTATCTATACTAAAACAAATGAAAAACCTTCTGTATTTGGGAGTGAGACAAAAGAAAAAATGAAAATTGCACAAACAGGTAGTAAAAAATCTAAAATGACAAAAGAAAAAATGTCTAAGATTAGAATAGGCTATAAATTTACAGAAGAAGCTAAATTAAAAATGTCAAATTCAAGAAAAGGAATAAAATATTCTAAAGAAACTATTGACAAAATGAAGATAGCAGCTTCTAAAAGAAATTTAAAACCTATTTCTTGTTTGTGTCCTAATAATACATATTTTGAATTTAACAGTTTTAAAGAAGCTGCATTACATATAGGAGTTAAACCACAATCAATTCAACAAGCAGTCTCTAAAAACAGACCTTGTAAAGGATGGAAAAATTTTAAATTAATTCAAATCGTAAAACAAAACAAACAATGAGTACAGTACCAACAGCAAAAGAATTTTATGATGCACATTACTCAGATGATGCGGTAGTTATAATGAGAGACTTTGCTAAACTACATGTTGAAGCAGCTTTAAAAGAGGCTAGTGAGAAATCTAAAGTTAGAAAAGATACCTATATAATGGGAAGTGGAACAACTGAAGTTGAACAAATGTTCAATTATAGTAATGGAACTTCTCATTATGTTGACCAAAATTCAATCTTAAACGCTTATCCATTAACTAACATAATATAATATGAAAAACATACACCTATTACCAACAGACAAACCAAGTAGGTTGTATCTTAATTCAGAAAATAAAATATTCATTACAGATGTTGAAATGAAATGTGGAAATACTCAAAACATCTACATCACTTCTGATGAAAAAATTAAAAATGATGATTGGGTTTATTGCCCAGTATTGAAAAAACCAGTTTTTATATGTTTAGATAGCATATTAATGTTTAAAAATTTAGACTATGATTCTAACGGAAATTCTAAATATAAAAAAGAGTGGTTAAAAAAAATAATCCTAACAACCGACCCCGACTTAATCAAAGATGGTGTACAAGCTATTGATGATGAGTTTTTAGAATGGTTTGTTAAGAATCCAAGTTGTGAAAATGTTAAGGTTGAATTAATAGAAGAAATCCCTAGTGGATTTACTTTTGGTATGTTTGGAAACGATGAACCACCAACAGAGTTAGTTTACAAAATAATCATTCCAAAAGAACCTAAACAAGAATGGACTCCAACACAAGGAGAACAAGTTTGGATTAAAGTCTTTTCAAATTGGTCGAGTGGAACATATATTGGTTATGATACAACTAAACATATTCATTTAGTAAGGGAAAATGAAGAAGGTGGGGGCAATTTACTTTCAAGCAGTAAAATATTACCTTATAAGTCAATGCCAAATGAACCTAAACAAGAAACACTTGAAGAAGCTGCACACGAATATTTTAAACGCGGTCAGTTAGGCTTTGAAAAAGCATCAGATACTGAAGAGGCATTTTTAAAAGGTGCTAAATGGATGCAAGAAAGAATGTATAGTGAGGAGGAAGTAAGAAAAATGTTATTTGATTTAGGGGATGTGTTATTTAACAATTGTCAAAATGGTATTAAAGAAGGAGAACCTGAAAAATACTTTAATGTAATTATTGAACCATTTAAAAAGAAATAAGATGACACAAGGAGAAATGTTTTCTGATTTGGCACTAGAACAACAATACGATAATATGATAAAAGCATTAGATATGAAACAAGAAACACCTGAAGAAGCTGCTGAAAGATTTTATCCTATACCCAAAGGAGGTTCAATATGGAATCCATCAGAAGATGATTGTATTAAAGCAAATAAACAAGAAGGATTTATTGAAGGTACTAAATGGCAAGCAGAAAGAATGTATAGTAAGGAAGATTTAAAAGAAGCTTTTGAAGCGGGTCATAAAAAAGGATTTAGTGGTTATCCAAATACAGAGAATTGGAAAGAATTACCTTTTGAAAAATGGTTTGAACAATTTAAAAAGAAATAAGATATGAATAACAATTTAGAATTTGAAAATGAAGACCCATCTCCTGATAGTATAGAAGACAATCATCCAAGAACTAATTATGGAGAAGGTTATGGTGGTAAAGAAACACTTGAAGAAGTTGCCCATGAAATGCTTGTTGATTATGGAATTAAGTCAATAGGTCAAAGTATAGGAGTTTCAACAGTTAAAAAACTTATGGTGGATATGGCTAAATGGCAAGCAGAAAGAAGGTATAGTGAGGAAGAAGTGTTAAACATTTTACAAGAGTTTAAAAGGTATTTATCTTTTGGAGATGAAATTTCACAAGCAGAATGGTTTGAACAATTTAAAAAGAAGTAAAAAAAAGGTTCTATAGTTAAATGGATATAACTACAGATTTCTAATCTGTCATTCTTGGTTCGACTCCAGGTAGAACTACAAACATTTAAATAAAAATTAAGTTATGTCAATTAAAAAAGATTCAGTACAAGAACAAGCATTAAGTATTATAGAAAATTATAAAAAATGTAGTGTTGGTATTTCAATGGGTGTAGGTAAAACTAGAATTGGAATAAAACATTTAATAAAAAACTATCATGTTTTTATAAAGGTTTTAGTGGTAATACCAAAACTTTCAATAAAAGATTCTTGGCATACAGAATTAAAAAAAATGGAAGTTGAATTTTTACAAGATCATATAACTTTTACCACTTATCTTTCTTTAAATAAAAAAGATCCAAATGATTATGATATAGTATATTTAGATGAATGCCATAATATTCTACCACATCATGAAAACTTTCTTAATAACTATAACCAAAAGCTACTTGGTTTAAGCGGAACATTACCGGTTTTTCAAAATAGTGAAAAGTATAAGCTAATTCAAAAACATTGTCCAACTGTATTTAAATTTTCAGTTGATGAAGCTACAGAGCAAAAAATACTAAATGATTATCGGATTGTAGTACATAAACTTAATTTAAATAAGTTAAAAACACTTAAGAAAAAAACAAAAGCTGGTAAATTTTGGTACACATCTGAATATAACGATTATACTAGATTATCAAATCTTTTAGAAGAAGCTGAAACTCCCAAACAAAAACAATTTTATTCTATTTTTAGAATGCGAGCTTTAATGAGTTATCCGACTAAAGAAGAATATTTGATTAGTATATTAAATGATATAAACGATAAATGTATTATATTTGCTAATACTCAAGAGCAAGCAGATAGAATTTGTAAACACAGTTATCACTCAAATAATGATAATTCTGAAGAAAATTTAAGACTGTTTAAAGAAGGTACAATAAAAAAATTGTCTTGTATAGCACAACTAAATGAAGGTGTATCAATACCAGAACTTAAAGTGGGAATTATAATGCATTCTTATGGTAATGAAAGAAAATCTACACAAAGAATTGGAAGACTTTTAAGATTAAATCCTGATCAAATATCTGTTTGCCATATACTTTGTTATAAAGATTCAGTTGATGAGATATGGGTTGATAAAGCACTTGAAGGTTTAGATAAATCAAAAATAGAATACTTAACTTATTAATATGATACGCGATTTAAATGACCTTGATTACATAAAAAGAAAAACAGTTGAAGAATGTTGTGAATTATCACATGCTTTGATGCAAAGTATAAATAAACCTAAACTAGATAATTGTAAACAAATTGAAGATGAAATAGCAGATTTACTAATGTGGTTAAAACAATTAACTGCATACTATAATAATGATTATATTGTTAATAGAATAATAGAAAAAAAACAAATTTATTTTAAAGATGAAAAAATTAAATCCGATAATATCTGATCCGGGTGATGAACAAGATGGTTCTCACATTATAGCTCAAAGCGATAATATTTATCTTCAAATTAGTGCTAAAAATGGAAACTTTGATTTTCCAATTGGGACTAATAAAATTAGATTTGATAATTTTATGCGTTCTGTACCAGATGGTGTAAAATTAGATGTTTATATTTCTTATAGTACAAATAAAGCAAGTAACGCACAATTAGCAAGAATACATGCTATGTGCAGAGAATTAGCAAATTCAATAGGTTACACTTTTGATGAAATTAAGAAATTAATAAAAGACAGATCAGGTCTTTATTACATTAATAACAATAAACGTTATTATAGATCTTTTGCAGATTGTGACAAAATGGAACTAAACATGGCAATTCAGTCTTGTATTGAAATTGGAGATTTCAATAATATAAACTTAAGATAAATTGTTTCCCATTTTTTGATATAATTCTTTAATCTTTACTGAGTTATTATCTTTAAAAGCTTGCATTAAATCTTCAATTTCTTGATTACTTATATTAACTTTATTTTTAGTAACTAAATTTTGCTCATAAGCATGTGATCTGAGAAGCTGCTGTAAAGCAAAGAGAGTGTAAACATTAGATTCAATAGAATTTAAGTTTACACTTTCTGCTTCTTTTCTATCTGTAGATAAAAGTTTTTCAAACTTTTTAAACATATCCGGAATTGATGTTTTATCTTCAATCAAATCTGTTATAAAGTAAAGAATTATTCTTTCTAAACCAAGAATAAAACCAGTATTAACTTCTACGTTTTTAATATTTTGAGTTAAATCGTAGGATTCAGGTAGTGCGTTAATTTTATTGTCCATTTTATTTTTAATTTAAACAAATATACATATAAATACAAGATATACATGCATATAACAGAAATAAAAGAAAAGTTATCAGAATTATTTTTAAGTCATAACTGGCATTTATTAAATTTCTTTCTTAATCAGCTTGAATTTTCTATACTTATAGATTATTTAATAGAAGAAAAAAAGAATGGTTTTGTATCAACACCAAGATTTAAAGAATGTTTTAATGGCATATTAACATGTCCTCCGGATAATATAAAAGTAATTATCATTGGTCAGGATCCCTATCCACAACCAGATGTAGCTGATGGTATTGCGTTCAGTTGTAGTAAAACAATGAAGGAACAACCATCATTAAGGTATATATTTAATGAAATTGAAAAAATGTACCCGGATGGGTATAAAAGAGACCCAAACCTACAAAAGTGGACCCGACAGGGTATAATTATGTATAATACGGCACTTACTTGTAGAGTTAATGAAATTGGTAGTCACTATCATATATGGAAAGGATTCACGTCATTTTTTTTAAACCATATCAATAATAATCATAAAGATTGTATAGCAGTTCTTTTAGGTAAAAAAGCCGAAGAATGGTCTAATACTTTATGTAATTTAGATATAATAAAAGTGTCACATCCAGCTTCAGCTGCATATTCAAAAGGTACTTGGAATAGTAATAATCTTTTTATTGATATAAATAAAAAGCTGGAAAAACTTGGGAAAACCCCTATAGATTGGTAAATTTGTTTTTATGTGGGAACTACTCCAAAAAATTTTAGAGAATAAAATATCACCAGATGCATGTTTATTTTTATTCTCTGTTAGAGAAAGCGTTAACTGTCCTTATGTTAATGCAAATAAATGTATAGAACAACTTGTCTATGCTGAGTTTATAGTATATACAAAAGATAGTAATGTTGCTAGCAATAAGCAACTAACAATAACAGATAAAGGAATGAACTTTATCTATATGTTAGACAACTTCTTTATAAAAGCTAAAGCAAGAACAAATACCCAGATTATGGGTAAAGATTTTTTGGAAAATATAGAAAAGTATAGATGTATTTTTCCTAAAGCAAAATTACCAAGTGGTATGCCGGCTAGAAATAATACTAAAGCATTGTCTGAATCTTTCAGATGGTTTTTTGCTACTTTTGATTATACATGGGAAGAAGTACATAAAGCAACAGAAATGTATGTAAAAGAATATGCAAATAATAATTACTTGTATATGATGACAAGTCAATACTTTATTTCTAAACAAGACAAACATAAAGTAAAAAAATCAACATTGGCCGATTATTGTGATTTAACTAGAGATGGTGTTGATACTACTAATCAAAGTTTCTTTAAAGAAAAAGTAGTATGAGTGAAAAACTATGGGATGGTCAACATGCATCTTTCAATGAAGCATTAAAATATATTAAGAATAGACAAGCAGGAAATGACAAATCTATCCATACTCCTTGGCCAAAATTTAATGATGCAACAGTTGATGGTTTAGAATGGAATAGCCTTACAGTTATTGCAGCAAGACCCGGTTCAGGTAAAACTTTAATTAAAGACCAAATCATAAGAGAATCTTTTGCTCTTAATCCAAATGATGATTACAGAGTATTAGAGTTTCAGTTTGAGATGGTTGGCAGAAATTCCGCAATTAGAGAATTTACTTCTATAACCGGTAAATCATATAAAGAATTAACCAGTGCTTCAGGTTCAAGAGTTTTAGACAGCACTATAAATCAATGCTATGAATACGCTAAAAAGAGAGTAAAGTATCCTATTGATGTAATAGGAACACCGCTTACAGTAAATCAAATGCGTGATCAAATTGATTTATATATGAATTACCATAAAGGTAAAAAAACAATAATAACACTTGATCATACATTACTTGTCAAAAAAGCTCCTTACCAAAAAGATAGACTAGATACTTTATTTGAACTTGGTGAATTTTTCACTCAATGTAAAAGAGATTATCCCTGTTTATTTATAACTTTATCTCAATTAAATAGAAATGTAGAGGACCCAGAAAGAGCAATAGATGGTAAATATGGTAATTATATTACAGAACAAGACATATTTGGATCAGATGCTATGCTGCAACATGCAGATAATTTAATTGGCATAAACAGACCGGCGCATAGAAAAATTAGATTTTATGGTCCGGACCGATATGTAATTGAAGATGACAGTGTTTTAGTATTTCATTTTTTAAAAGCTAGAAATGGAGATACTAGAATAAGTTTCTTTAAAGGTTTATTTAGTACAATGGAGATTATAGAAATACCAACACCTCAAACACAATCAAGATGATTAATACAAAAAGTAAAGAAAATCAAATTACATCTGACGAAAGAAGATTGAAAGTCTTAGAATTAAGACAAGAACATCAACCTTATTTTGACGCAGAACATATTAGTGATGCTATATTTATACCCAAAATGGCATACAGACCTCCAGGTAAAGATGAACTACACATTAGTTTCTTTGCCAGTGAGTTACAAAAAACACAAGATATTTATACTGAATTTGTAAGTAGCGCTTATGAATGTGAAGACCCAAAAAGAACTCTATATTTGTTTAGACACAATCCCTTTTGGTCAGATGAATATGAGCTAATTGTATCTAACGCTGGTTTTCAAAGATACTTAGTACCTGTAAGTGAGTTAAAAATAATTAATGATATTACAAACAGAGGTAAAAAAAAGAATCAAAGTAAAGTTTCCGATAATGAAATTGAAAACCCAGAATGGAAATATTCTAATATTGGCATAGTAGATGCTTTAGATAGAATTACTGGAGTTTTAACTGAAATCAAAGAATTAATTAAAAAAAAGTAAAAAAATAAACATGGCACATAGTATATTAGTGATCGCAGAATCTGGTTCTGGTAAATCAACATCCATCAGGAATTTAGATCCAAAAGAAACAGTAATTGTTAATATTGCAAATAAACCTTTACCATTTAAAGGTTGGAAGAGTAAATATAAAACGTTAAACAAAGAAAATCCAGATGGAAATTTAGTAAATGTATCTTCAGGGCCCGGTGTTAT